TAAATGGCTAGGAAGTACTGCACCATTTAGAGCCACCATTGGAAAGCAGAGAGCATCTCAAGCAAGAAATGTAAATATTGATCCAGATCAGTATACCAATGAAGAAGAGTTATACGATGCAATCATTGCAAAGGTAGAAGCTGAGCCAGTTGAAGTAGTAGAGCCAGCAGCTGATATATCAGCGGAGGTTCAGAGGAAAGCTGAAGAGATTGTTCCAGAGACTACTCTTGAAAAGATTACTAGGAGGCAAACAGAGCGTAGGGTTATTGAAAACGCTATAATGGTTCGGGAAGATTTGACTCCTGAAGAAATTGCTAGCATTAACCAAGCTGAAGAAAACAGAATAAGGGAGGCTCAATTAAGTGGACTTATGGAAGACGTTGATGCTGACATTAAAGCAAAAATTGAAGAGGACAACGCATCGTCAGAGGCAGACAGAGCAAGACGAAAGCTAGAGCTAGAGTCAGAACAAGTTAGCTTTGAAACAATAGATAATATGGAGCTTGCTGATTTTTTACAGTTAGCTAATACTCCTAGAAAACCTGGCTGGAGCAAAAAACAATTAGTTGAAATTGCTAACAACATCGAAGCAAACGATCCAACTGTTACATTTAACACTAAAAAGAATAGGGCTGATCTTGCGGTAGATCTTATTGGATGGAAGGAGGGGTCCGGATCTACATTAGATGACAACGTTTTAGACTCAAACTTTGTAGATAATGAAAATGATAGCGGTGATTTCTATACAACACTTAATGATGATTTCGATCCTTCATCTGGGTTTGATAATAAAGCAGTTGAAACAAGTAGTGTTAAGCCTTCCAATGAAGAAGTATTGAACATTGAAAGATCTCTTGACAATAATCTTAGTGCAATGTTTAGTAGATCTAAGGCTAAAGAATTAAAAAATATTAAGTTTATTAATTTTATAACTTCATCTGAAGCTAAAAGATTAGGCATTGAAGATGATGTTATAGCTAGCTATGGATCTGGAGATGTCAAGGTTTACTTTATACCAGAAAGAATTGCAGCATACGCTAAGTCGCAGAACAAAGACGTAGACAAACTTACTCGATCATTAATTATGCATGAGGTGGGTGTTCACGCAGGAAAGAATATCTTTAGTGGTCAAGAGTTTGATTTGGTAATGGATCAAGTTGTTAAACTGTACGATCAAAAAGACCCAGAATTTGTTAACGCATTTAACGTTGTTGCCAAAGCTTACCCTGATCTTCAGTTATTTGAAAGAAGGTTTAATGAAGAAGTTCTTGCTCATGTTATAGAGTCTAAAGCTTATGACCTAGAAAAAATTAATAAATCATTGTTTGATAAGCTAAAGACTGCATTCCAGAAGTTCTTTGAAAAATTATTCTATACTGTTAGTGGGGATAAGACCAGAGTAGATAACCTTACTCCTGATGTAACAGCTGAAGATATGTTTAATCTTATTGCTGGTCACTCAATGAGGAATATATATTCTTATGCATTGAAGAGGCATGGTGATAGCAAGAACTTTTCTAATGTAAGAACAAGGAATAGAGACAGGTTTATTCAAAACTCTGTAGTTAAAACCCCAATGTTTCATGCTGGATACTACAACTTTTCAGCACCAGTTCTAGATAAGACAGAGCTTGGCCTTCATGTGGGAACAGAGGAGGCAGCTCTTCAAAGGGTTGAAGGTGATGTGCAAAGGCTTAAGAAAGGGTATATCAATATACAAAATCCTTTTGAAGTCTATGATATAAACAGGTTTAATGAGCATAGACTATGGAGAAAGGCAGTTAATAGACTCTATGAGAATGGGGATATAGACAGTAATGCCTACAAAAAGTTGTCACAAGTTATTGATAATCATGAATTTAGTTTTAAATCATGGCAGTCAAGCCTTCGATCAGAAACTCCGCCAAGCGATATATTAACTGCAGAGGAAGTCGTTGAATCTAATTTAAGAAAAGATGCGCTTGATAAAGATTTTTCTAGAAACATTAGAGATGCTCTTTTATCTCTTGGATATGACTCTATAGTATATACAAATAAATACGAAGACTCAGGAAGCACAAGCTATATTCTTCTTAAGGATAACCAGTTTAAAGATGTTGATTCTTTAATGTTCCGATCAGGAACCAATGTGTTTATGGATAAGAGAGTTATAGAAGAGTCTCCAGAGCAGGCTGTTGAGCAGTCTAGAAAGATTGAATCCATAGCAGGGCCTCAAGTAACGAACACACGAAAAGCTCAAGGCAAAATGTTTGGTGTTCTTAAGACCATGCAGAGAGCCATTGAACCATTGATGACTGTTCAAGGATACAGTGAGCTAGAGACTGCACGTATGCTAGCAAAGGGTGAGGTATCTAAAGCTCACAATACTGGAAGGGTTCTATTTGATACACTATACCAAGCCAACAAGAAAGAGCAGAGAGAAATTCTTAAGTACTTTGAAACAAAAGATGCGTCTCCTGACAATCTTCCAGACAGGAAGGTAAGTGTAGCTATGCAACCTACAGTTGCAAGGGGAACAAGATCCAATGCAAGAACTGCAGAGCGGGTATCAATTAAAGATTCTGTAATTCAAGCTAAGAAACAAATTGAAAAACTTGGGCAAGATCTGGTAGATATGGGGCTTATTACTCCAGAGCAGTATAACAAGTTAAAAGGATCGTACCTTCCAAGAACCTATCTTGAATATCTTGGTAAAGATAGATTAGGAATTGGACTTGGCACAAGTAAATTAAACTATACCAAAGCTAGGACTTCTACTGATACATTCTTAAGGGATGTTATGGATGGTAGGATAAAAGATCCAGGCTTCTTAGCAGCTAGATACATTTCAATGGCGGGCTCTGATATAGCAACGATAAAGTATCTTGACTTTATAGCTGCTGATACAGGTCAGAATGGTTGGGTTCTTCCTAATCAGATTGTTAACTTCGAGGGAATGAAAGGTACTGTTGGTTTTTGGAATGAAAGGCTAGATGGTATCAGAAGGAATGCAGCTCAGATGGAGTCACTTAATCCAGTCCAAGCAAAAGAAATGAATGCGTTTGCTAGCAAACTTCAAAGAGCAATAGATGCTGTTGGAACTATACCTTCTGCTCAAGGATACAAACGTATACCAGACAGTGCAAGGTATGGAGCAATGCGTGGCTTGTATGTTAAGAAAGAAATTGCTAACGATATCATGAGTCAGGAATCATTGTATACAAATAATGAATTCTTAAACTCAGTTCTTAACGTATCATCAAAAGCTACCAAAGTATTTAAGTATACTAAAGTTCCAATGAACATTCCTACTCAGGCACGTAACGTTATATCTAACATTGTTCTTATGGATACATCTGGAACTAACTTCTTTAAGATACCTGGACTGCTTAACAGAGCAATACAAGACATAGTATCTAATGGAAAGTACATGGAGTTAGCTAGGAAGTATGGCATTGAATCAACTACATTTGCTTCAGAAGAACTTGTCACTATGGACAAAGAGCTTCAGAAAATAAAGTCTCAGGATAAAGGTTGGGGTGGTTTGTGGGCAAGAAGTCAGGTATTCTTTAATGATTACCTAGACGTTGGTGGTCGTGCCTATCAGAAGACAGAGGTGATGTTTAAGATTGCTAAGATGATTGACCTTATGGAAAATCATGGCAAGTCTGAGGCTGAAGCAGCCAAGCTAGCAAACGAGGCATTGCTTGACTATAGTAATGTATCGCAAGCTGTAAGGGTTATTAGGTCTATGCCTCTTGGTTCTCCGTTTATTACGTTTAACCTTAAAGCAGGTGCTCAGATGATTCGCAATATTAGGAATCATCCTATTGCTGTTGCCAAGTATGCAGCTATACCTTACATTGTTTCTCAGATGCTTCTTGAGAATAACGATGACATTGAAGAAGAAGATATTCCCGCAATGCAGAAGCTTGTTGCTGACTACATGGAAGGTAACATGACTACAATGATTCTTCCTTGGAAGGATGAACAGGGTAGGCTTAGAGTTTTTGATATGGGATACTTCTTGCCGTGGGGTGCACATTTAAGCATGGCAAAGAATCTTATGGAGGGTGAGTTTGGTGAGGCTGCTAAGACTCCAGGGTTCTTTGGAGGACCTTTCGAGCTTGTGGCTGGAATGAAAACTAATACAGATCCATTTACTGGACAAAGCATTTGGAGCGAAGCTGATCCTCCGATGCAACAGTATCAAGATATACTAGGATTTCTTGTAAGCTACGCTACTCCACCTATGATTATGCCTAGAAATAAATCAGGTGATGTCATAGGAAATGGAGGTCAGATAGTTAAAACTCTTATGGCTGCTGGATGGATGGATGGTAATACAGATGCCGATGGTCTGCCAAAAAATACTGTTGGAAGCTCTATCCTTTCTTGGATGGGAATTAATACTGCTGCTTTAACTCCTGAAACAGCAGGTAGAAAGGTTTACTTTAAAGGTAAGGATGTTGATAAGATCATGCAGAGATTAATAAAACTTATTGATGATCCTAATGTAAAAGAAGACCAACGAGAAAGACTTATAGAAGAGTACAGAATGCACCAAGCAAATGCAATAGAAAAATACCGTGAGTATGCTGATGCATATAGACAGGTAGAAGATGTCCTCTAGTCTTTATGTTGAAGTTGAATGGGTAGATATAATATCTACATCTGGGTGGGAAAAGTCTGATGAAATAAAGACCCCCATCTTTTGGTCTTATGGATATTTAATTAACCACGATGATGAAGAGGTTCGTATAGCTACGACCAAAGATGAGGATGGTGAATGGTATGGGTTTACTATCATGCCCATAGGTTGTGTTAAAAAAATAACCCCCCTGGGGAAGGGGGGCTATTCAAATCAAACGAATAACATAATTAGACAGGCAGAGAAAAACACATAGCTTCCGTACCAGCCAAGCATATAAATTAAATCTCCTGCCATCTTTGATTCCATTTCTTAACGGCGGATTCTTTTTGAGAGTCTACCTTTGGGTGAAAGCTTAAGAACAAAGAGCACTTGGTACATCCAACTAAGAACTTACCAATCATTGCTTTTGCTCCACAGAATGGACAATGTTTTAAACTCATAAGTATTCCCGTAGTAGTTTGCGTTGAGTTACAGCGTTTATTTCATCGTAGTATCCCTCCCCATCTAGTCCGTTTAAACTAACAACCCCCCTCCACCAAGTGTACTCTGTATCCCTACACCAACTCTCTGAGTAGTGAGGGTGAGAGAAACATCCTGCGCTTAATCCAAATATTTTTTGACCATCAGGTCTAGTTTGTTCTGCATGATTATACAAGTGTGAATGTCCTTGCACCGCTGAGCAGTGCAGTTTAGATACCAGTTGATGACCAATATGTGATGAACTAATTGGCCTTCCTGCAACACCAGAAGTAAAGTAGTGGGAAAATATAATACCTTCAACAGTTAGTGTCCTTTTGAATGGTGTTAGTTTCCAACCAAACTTTTCATACTGTAGGTCTTTGATTGAGATAGCTCCCTCTAGTTCAGGTGCTGAGTTAACAGCCCTGTCTATTCTATCTTCATGATTACCTAAACACATGAATAGCCGTGGCTTGTACTGCTTTTCTTTATTCTTTTTCTTCTTAGCGTTAAGCTTCTTGATAGGATCGAACATCTTATTTTGTCCATCAATAACAGATTCAACATCCTTCTTGTATCGTCTTCCTTCAAAACCTTTAGTCCCCTTATCATATGATGAAAGACTAGGCATATCTGCAAAGTCTCCCAAACATACAATGATCTCAGGCTTGTGCTTTACTATGTAGTTTCCTAAAGCAGTAAACCTGTCGCTGTCATACTCAGGTGCAGCATGAGCATCTGGTATGATTAGCATGTTTTTATTAACCTTCAATTTTATTCTCCGTTTTTGTTTTGCGTCTTGGTTTGGACACTGGTCTATACGGGTACAAAGCACAACTTGGAATCTCACATCTCTCTACTTGATACCGCATAGATCCTGCCTCTAGTGGATCGTACATACATTCAATACACTTATCCATAATTGCTTTGCTTCTGCTCATTATTTATCTTCATCAAATACTACATGCTCAATCAATTTATATAATGTTTCTTGAATCTCTTGTAATTTTTCTTCAAGATTATCAATACGCTTTTGCATTTCTAACTTATGTATTCCATCTCTTGGATAAGAGTACCCATCTAAGTTTGCTCCACTCATATTCCACACACCCCACTTAAGCATTGCTCTTCGCTGTTGTCTTCATAGATAACACCACGTTTAGCATGAGCTTCTTCATAAGGAACAGAAGTAATAGGCTGACCACCTCTAGCACCATCAGGATATACTGTTAAGCCACGTAACCCTGGTGCATACTTAGCGATAGTCTCTGCGTACTTCATAATTGTATCCTCATTGTTTAGATCGCTACCCCATGAAGGCAAGTTAATTGTACTGCTGATAGCATGGTCAACATACTTCTGTAGTTCATACTGAAACTTGATGCGTCTCTCTGGATCACCCGCTAAGTCTACTGCTGACTCTATGTTTTCTGGTTTGATTCCTCCGTCGATAAGGGCTTGAGCTGTACCGTCGACGACAAACTGATGCTTCCATTTGGTTCCATCCGTAAGATAACGTCTGCGGTAAGCAACGGCGTATATCGGTTCCACTCCAGAAGTAGTCCCTGCGAGGATACTAATGGTTCCTGTCGGAGCAATTGCTCTGTATCCTTTAGGACGTTTGAGAAAAAGTCTGTCGCAGTGAGCGTCGGCTGATCGCTTGCTTTCTGATTCATAAACTCTCATCCATTGTTTAAGT